CGGGCAACGTGTCAATTATAAGATAACCGACACCAGGACACCGGCCCACATAGACGTATATGCACTGATGCATAGTATTATGGAAATACCAGGGATCTCCTTATCTGTGAAACCGAAGCCTATAAAACCGGCACCCATTGCCCGCGTGCCCGTAGAGGCCGTTAATAGGCCCGTAGCCGATGGCATAGCCAACAGTACATCTTATGCCTTGGCGGCTCTTTTAACAGAGCTAGGCATCACTGAGCGAGCCCAACCCGGCGCTAGGTTCGACCAGGTTTATAAATCCGGGTGCGCTTTAGGTGAGCTTATCGGGGGTGGGATGCTACCAGAGGCGGCAACCTTTAACGCATTGGTAGAGGCCGGATGCAAATCAAAGCTAGATCGGTATGAATGCATCAAGTCAGCTAAGAACGGCATAGCTAAAGGCAAGTTGAATCCGAGGGGGAAAGCATGAAACCCTCTTTTGATCCCGTAGACGCACCTATCGAATGCGATCCAAGGGAGCAGGAAGAGACGCCCGAACCATGCAGCCCGACGCCGCCCGGCTACTCAGGCCATGATCTCGATGGTCAGTTATGGGTGGAAGGCGGCCCGCTTAAACCAGAGGTTGAACCTAAAGGCATGTCTCAGGAAGAGTTTGATAAATTCAAAATGCCAGAAGGCCCAAGGCTAACCGTTAATCTCCCGCCTGAGAATTTCATATCCCGACTTATGGGATACGGAACTTCCGTATGTGACGCATACGTCGAATACTGGTTTATGGGTGCATTATTCGCTTTGGCGGTGGTGTCGGATAAGAAGATTAAGTATGAACTGTCATCGGGTACAATCTACATGAATATGTATATCTATCTATTAGGATTATCGACACTTGCCAGAAAAAGCACGGTCGTTAATTTAATAGAGGATATGCTCTTAAAAGTCTTAGGGAGTTTCTTTGCTGATTCTGTGGTCCCAACTGAGTTTAGCAGTGAGGCGTTCATAGAACATATGGACCATCATAATCATGCAGCATGGATACGAGACGAAGCCGCTGGAGTCATAAGCATAATGAAGAAAGACTACATGAGGGGATTCAAAGAGAGCCTCATGCAGCTTTACGACTGCCGGAAGATAACCAGGAAGTTAAGAACCTCAGAGCGTAAAAATGTTCAGAAAGAGTTTAATGTCAACGATCCTTTCTTGAACCTACTATTCGCTTCGACTGATGCCGCTCTCGGACTCTACATGGAAGCCGTAGATACATTAAGCGGATTCCTGGCAAGGTTCTTATTCGCATTCCCTCAGCATGAAAACCCTAACTATATGCCATTATGCAAAGGGAATAAAAAACAGTCAGAGATGGAAGAGGTTTGCAGACACCAATTAGAAAAGATCGCCACTGCCATGATGAATCTGCCCGGATGTGTAGATATGATTAACTCACCTGAAGCACAAGCATATTGGGCAGCATGGGGAGAGAGCAGAGAGAGAGCTATGGCTAAACTCAAAGATGGCTACTCTTCTCAGATCATGGGCAGATTGAACACCACAGCGCTTAAATTCGCTATGGCTTTCGAGGTTGGGCAACCCGGATTCGACCCGGCCAACCCGATCAGATTAGAGTTCATGATGGAAAGTTGCAGACTAATAGACACGTATTTCTTGCCTACCACCAGAGCCGTATATGATCTGGTCGCAAATGAGGATAAGAAGAATCACATAGCCCACATGCTAGGTTATCTTGCCCGCAACGGCGGCAGAGCTACCAAGAAAGCCGTTATGAGGGATGAGAAGATCATAGCAAAAGATATGGAAGCATATCTGGAAACTATGGTTATGTGCGATCAGATCACCATTGAGAAAGTCTATAATGAGGTGTCAAAGAGAAATACGCTTTGGTTATACCTGGTAGACAATCGAGAGGTAGTTGAAGTAGGAGAGGTATCTATAGTAGGTAAAGTAGGAAAAGTAGATGAGATAAATAATAGAGGAGAGACTTCTCCTACTAACCCTACTTTGCTACCTTTACCTACCTTTGAGACTCCAGACAAACCTCTCGTCGTGTTGGTGGAGGGCGCTAAGGTGGAGCATAGACCTAATAAGAGGAAGTGCCATCAATGTAACCGGGAATTCCCCTATGACCTGAATTATCATTACAATGGGGATCAGTCCGGCTTTGAGTGCTCCTCATGCTTTATGGGGCAGCCAGTCACAGAGAAGAAGGTAGCCGCCAAGACGGTTAAGGATATTCAGAAAACATTATAAGAGGTGGTGAATTAAATGAAGAGGTGCGCTATATGTAGCCATGACAGACGATGTGAGATTGAACGAGATATTCTCCAAGGGGTTGATTATGCTTCCATGTCCTTGAAATATGGAATAAAAGAGCAGTGCATCACAGATCATAAGGGAAGAGGCCATATTAGGCAAGACATCATTAAACGCCGTGGTGACGATATGGCGGCCCTTCTGGAGGAATGTCTACAGATCAGCCTGGGAGCTGCGCAGGCAGCCTTCGCAGATAAGGCGTATGGAGCCGTTGGTTCAATCATGGCCGGACCCTACAAGGTGCTGGAGAGATCGCCCGGCAGAGCGGAGGAGACAGGTTTAGAAGCAATGCGAAAGGAAATGGAGGCCCGGCGCAATGTGGCACCTACCACCTGATGACAGTAAGGCAGCCGATGTCTGGATCACCACCATGAAAAAGGATCACAAAAAGCTCAATTTGCTGACCGGGGCAGTCAGAAGCACCAAGACTGTCGGCAGCCTGATTGCATGGGCAGATCGTGTCTCCTCCGGCCCCAGGAATGCCCCCAGGATGATGCTAGGCAACACTGAGCGCACGTTAGCCCGCAATTGCATAGATCCCCTGAGGGAGTTCGTAGGTGCCCAGAACTGCCGCCTCAATGCCGGTACAGGTGAGCTGTTCCTATTTGGCCGCAAAATATACCTGGTAGGGGCGAATAACATTGGTGCCCTGCCGAAGGTGCAGGGACCGACTTTGCTGGATGCCTACTGCGATGAGGCGGCAACCTATCCCTTTGAAGTATTTAACATGCTGGTATCAAGACTCTCGATGCCAGACTCCGAGCTATGGGGTACACTCAATCCCGGCCCGCCCGCTCACTGGATGAAAAAGTTATTCATTGACCGGGCCGATGAGATAGACGCGCAGGTTTGGCAATTCTCCCTAGACGATAACACTTTCATCGATGAGAAGTATAAAGCATGGATCAAGGCCACATATACCGGGCTCTGGCATAAGCGAATGATCGAAGGACTTTGGGCAATCGCAGAAGGGGCAGTCTTTGCTAACTTTGATCCGGCCCTTCATGTGGTGGGTGGTAGGCCCGATGTGCCGATGGACCAAATGCGGATTGGAATTGATTATGGGGCAGCAAATCCAACGGTATTTATCAAGCTATGCAGATATAAAAACATCTGGATTGCTACTGATGAATATTACCACCGGCCCAAAGAGCAGAACCAGAAAACCAATTCTCAATATGTCTCTGACCTGGTAGCCTTCAAGGGAGCCCTCCACCCTAGCAGCATAGAAGTAGATCCTAGCGCGGCAGCATTCATCCATGAGGCCCGGCAGGCGGGGATAAGAGGCGTGCATGGGGCAGATAATGACGTTCTTGGCGGTATCCAGAAGATCAGTAATGCCCTTAATGCTGGCACCTTGAAGATCTCCGAGAACTGCCCGAACCTCATTGAAGAAATGCAGTCTTATGCATGGGATGATAAGGCGGCCATGCAGGGGATAGACAAGCCCATTAAGAGCGGGGATCACGCGATTGATGCACTTAAATATATAATCAATGCGATATACTAGGAGGTATTCATGGTAATAACAAGTTTAGCAGCCTTCGCCACTGGCGCGCCCTGGCCCATTCCCTCAGAGAATGAGAGGATGGATAAATATATTACAAATGCTTTGCTCTATGAAGGCAAGCATGGGCAGGTATGGCCCGACTTAAACCCATTTGGGATTAGACCGCCATCATCCGGGGATCATGGCTTCTCTATGCTGGATTACATAGACCGCAATCA